TATCGTCTCGTGACTGGAGTTCAGACGTGTGCTCTTCCGATCTCACATTGTTTACAAATTCGTCTATTTTCCATTGGCAGATTTTTATGTTCGCAGATATTGAAAATGGGAAGGGCATCTGCTTACCCTTATCATCGGATGATCAATCTCGACTATCCCGTACAAAGATACAACTTTAATTTAATAAAACAAAAAAAAGAGGAGAAAAATCTCCTCTTTAATATAGTTAATTCTTTACTTTAAAGTATCGAATCATTTTGAACAAGGATCATTTGGTTCCTCTTAAGTAGTATTAAACAATACTCACTAAGCATCTCACCTCTCAGGTCATCATAACTATCCACAGCGATATCGCCAGTACCAGCACCAACATTAGCAACCCCTGGGATTACCTTGTTAATACGAGTCCTGTTTTCTCCCTGTGCATTCTTATAACCGAGTGCAAGGTTCTTCATCTTGAAAGCTGCGGGGGCTTCCATATCACCCTTGACTGTTACGTCCACATCGGGAACAATAAAGCCAAGACCTGTGAAGTAATCATCGAAAGCATCAGCACCGTAAGCAGTAGGATCACTCAGAGACGGTAACTCCTTGATAGTGGTGTAAACACCGTTCTTATTAACAACCTTGAAAGCTACGTTTAACTCATCAAGGGTTTTCATCAGCGTGGTTCCACCTGCAAACTCTTTCAGGAAGTCAAGTCCTGCGTTTTCGGTCTGCTTGTAAAGTTCACTACCTTGGAAGAAATTGACGTTCCTATTCACGATACCCTGTGAAATAAGGAGTGGTTTCAAATCATCGAAGTCGGAGTACTGGTAAGCACTGGTATAGTACTGTTTCATTGCACCGTCAACCATGTGGGATAACATTCCCTGTGTGTTGGTTGGGGTAAGCACATTACCATCCCTATCGGTCTGGGTGATAGCTACTGCGGTAAGCAACTTGCCAAGCATAAGGTCATCATTGATGTACTTGCTCAGTAAGAGGTCGCATTCCATTGTTGCCTTGGTGAACACACCTGTTCCACCACCACGAAGGGTATTATAATACCTCTGGTTGGACTGTTGACTACCTGTCATTGACCAGTTCTGTCTCCTTGTAGAGTTATAGAACAGTCTTGTGTAGAAGCCACTTGATTTAGGAGTCCCACCTGCTACACCGTTAGCGTAAGCACCACCTGTAACCATGAGTTTAGTTGCAGTAGGTATTGTTACGTTTATCCTATCGAGTACATCGGTAGAATAGAGAGTATAACTCTTGGCGGCACCATCGGCAGCATCAACAGCCGTAACCTGCCATAAGGAAGGTGAGGTTGCTTTTACACCAGATTTCGTGACGTACTTAGCGGGAACAACAACGATGTCGTTCTTGCTAAGATAAGAATTGTCAGTCGTTCCACCAAACTCGGCAGCAGCCAAGTGAAGTGTCCAAGCGGCACCTGCGGCTACTGCGCCTGATGCGCCAACTGTCTCAACAGTCTTAATGAAAGACCCTTCTTCAAAGAGTTTCTTGGTTGGCCCGGCAACGGGAACAATGCTCCCCGCCATGTAGATGAATTCCAAAAGACCGATACCGGGACCGTATCGTTTTACGATCTCCCCCCATATCTGTGGCACCTGCATATCCGTATCATACAGGGATGCCCATACACTATTATAACCCGTGTTTAGGGTGTTGCTTGTTACAGCAGGTTTAGAAAGTGTTGACATTTATTAAATGTTATTAGTTATTACCTATTATCAAGTAAGAACTGTGATAATCCCGGTAATTCCTTTGCTGGCACACCTTCATCAGAAGCCACGGCTGTATTTGGTAGTTTTGTATTGCTCAATGCCTCATCCAATTTCTTTTGGATTTCGGTTTGTGCCTGTTTTACTATCACTTCTTTTATCTTCTCGAAGTTCTGGTATAAAAAGGTACTATCTCGCAACTCTATTGCCGTCTGTAAATTCTCTTTCGTGGGTTCCATGCCTGCATCTATGAACATAGCTTGGAACATATCTGGGAGTTTTGACTTAAAATCCGATGGAGGGTCATACTCCAAATCCCCTATTTTGAACTTATCAAATGCTGTGAACTCCGCCTTTAAGGGTTCAACTGCTTGAACTCTTGCCTGCATAGTCCTATTAGCCTCCTGTTCCCGTTCTTCCCTTGTTACCGCCTTTGGTAACTCGATTCCATTGGTTAAGGACCTGATATTTGCCCTTGCGTTCTCTGCATCCATGGCTATCTCTGTCCTTGCGATACTATCCCATTCTTCTGGTTTCGTTTCGGGGTCAATGCCATGTTTCTTATAAAGAACTGCCTTGATGTCAGCCTCCGCCAAACGGGGGTGATTGATCTTTTGGTTCTTAACGAGAACATCCAAATCCGACATCTTATCCACATCCGCCATTACTATCTCTTGTAGGGTGAAAGGGTCTTTGTCGGGATACTTGGTGAGCAACTGTTCTGCTACATACGCTTTACGTATGAGAGGTTTGGATAGGAACTCCGAATTACCGTTGTTCTTATATTCCTCAAATTGCTTTTTATAATCTTCAATTTCCTTGGCATAGTCCTCTGCGAGCTTGGCCTTCCCCTCAAGTTCCACTATCTTTTGTGGCATCCCGAAGATGTTTCTCACTTCATCCCCTGTCTTAAAGGAAGTTGAAAATCTTTTGTTTAAATCTTCAATGAACGTATCGACTTGTGGTGTCTCCACTACTGTCGATGGTGTTTCTACTACTGGAGTCTCTACTATTGGCGGCTGTGCACTTGCCTCCGCAGGTGGAGTCTCGATATTTTCCTTTACATCCCCTTGTTCGGGAGGTATGGTAAACCTTGCATCTAAAAAATCATCTGCCATGTTCCTGTTTTCTTTGTTTTTCGGTACAAAGGTATAATAAAAAAAAATAACACCCATTTCTGAGTGTTATTCGTAGGTCCTAAAGTAACCTTTCCTTACTAATATTTAGATAATGTCTTTATTCGCCACTTGCCGAACATTTTGTATTTTGTATATCCATATCTCTCACTAAATAAGGGATGATGTAATTCACTATTCGCCCACGAAAGTCCATTACTGAATATTCTAAACCAATAAAATCCATTCCCAAATTCAAAGAAAAATGAAAATACATAAGTTCCAAATAGGATTAATGCCCCTTGTGGGGGATGATTGCAATAATATATTTTAAATGTTGTCCATTTCATCCCATAAACTCTTTATTGATATGCTGATCTTCTCTTAGGTAGAACTGTTGTAATTGTTCCTTTAGGGCGGATATCTCTTCTTTTAAAGATTCGTTCTCTAATTTTAAGAATTTACATTCCCCTTCAAGCCGATTAAAGTCATCAAACCATTCCCTTAATGCCTCATTTCTTTCTGACATTCCTTTAAGATTTTATAAAATAAATTATTAAGTTTTTTTCGTTTTTCTTTTTCTACTTCTTCCCAATCTTCAAACCACCATGGGAATATCTTTTTAAAAATTAATTTCATTTCATTAAATTTTCTCCCAAAGATATACTATAAGTACGACAATTCCAAATTATTTAAAGATTATCTTTACTCTTGGCGGCTTTCTGTTTTCTTATCTCCCATGATACGAGGATAAAATTGCCAAGGGAAGCCCCAGCAGCCGCAAAGACTAAGTAAGAGAAAGCGTGAGTATATTGATAGATTCCTATTCCTGAACCCATATATAGGCAAAACGTCAGTATCGTTGTCGTTCCCTTCCATAATTTGCTTAATGCTACGAAATACCATGTGCTTGTTATATCTAAAAGACAGTAGCCAAAAAAGATTAATAGTGCTTTCCCTATTTCAATATCTTGAAACATAGGCGAGAAAATTAGTTATGGTAGGTTTAACTCACCTTGTCCTTCCATTGGTGGTTGATTTAAAGTATTTGTAGCTCCTAATGGTTCTTGTGGCATACCTTGGGATGGTTGCCCTATTGGTGTATTGGACATCACATTTTGTGATACCATATCCTGTGCCTGCATAGCATTCATACTATCGTTTACGTGTAACGTGGCCTTTGCCTTGGAGAACTTGCTAATCAACTGTGGGTCTGATAACCCATCGGGAGATTGAGCCATGATATTAAGGAATATCTTTACATCATCTGCGTAACTCATTTTGAACTTGTTTTTGTAGTTAAACCTGCTTCTGCATCTGCACCATCCATCAACTTACGCAAAAAATCCATATTGAATTCCTTGGTAAGTAACGAGTCCTTGACTTGGCCTCTTACCATTTCTTCTTTCATCTTACCCTGTGACAACGAATCATTCTTGGCAATCTCACCCTGTACCTTACTTTGTTCGGCCTGTGCATTAAACTGTGCTTGCGCTTGCATATTGTCAATAGCATCTTGCTTGGCCTGTTGCTTGCTCTTTTCAATTATATATCGTAACTGGTCTTCCAAATCAAGTAGGTCTGCTCCCCTCTCAAGTTGCGACATGAAATAGATAGCATCGGGTAATTCTGCCCCCGGTCTCTGTTCCCTCACGTTCTGTAATGCTATGTTTATCCAGTTCTCAAACCTCGCTTTCTCCTTAGCATCTGGTTTAGGTTTAAGCGTGATACCATATTGTACCCCCTCGTTCTCCATCATCAAAAGGGCATTCATATCGTGTGGTGCTATGATACCTTCATAAGCACTTCTTATCTTTGGCGAGTTTCTTAACCCGGTCTGTAATCTCCGCATCACGCAAGTTCCTACTGATCCCTTGATTTCCGAAACAGCATTTAAGATTGGTTTAAGTGCGTTATTAGTAGCCTGCATAGCCGCTTCCGTAGTACCAACAGGTGCATTAGGATCGGGTGTAGAACCAAGGGTAATGGGATTAATGCCTGTTACTTTTTCAAGTTCCCAAAATAACATTTGAAGGGCTTTCATTGTCTCGTCAACCCTAGCCCCAAGTCCACCTTCCATAGGTACGACAGGTAATGCAGCACCTCCACTATATAGTCCCGTGGGTGTGTTACCGTAGGAATAAAGTAATCGCCCTGTTTGTTGCCATAACTTAAGTACCTCTGCGGGTCTTAGTTTCTTCCCTCCAAAGGTTACATTAGCAAGCATAGATGTATTAATAGCGTATCCCCTTTCTATCATCATTGCAAGCGAGTTCTGCCATCTCAAGAACATCATGCAAATCTGGTCAAGTATAGGGATCATGGTCTTAATAAGAGAACGTCTTAGTAATTGTTCTACATGGAAGGTTAGTTGTGGTTCGCTTAATCCCTCCCTTGATGCCATGTTGACCACGCCAAAATCAAAGACATAATCAGTATTTAATACCCAGTAGCATTGCCTTACAACCCTCTTGAAGATTGGTTTTACTTCTTGGTTTGCACCTGCTTCAATCCTTTTTTTATCGAGTTCCTTGACAACAGAATCATAATCAAGGTCTATAATGCTTTCTCTTCCCCGTACTGACTTGTAATATAACCTCTTTTCCGTATCCGTGTCCATCCATTCACACTCAAAAACAGGTACTTTAAACCCATCATACCTGTAAGTATTGGTTGATGGGTCAATTTGTGAGTAGAAATTAATCCAGTTCGTTGCGGGGTTGCCATAAAGAGAATAACAAGCCGAAGCCAGTTCTCCCCATTCCTTCTCAGTAACTTCCGGTAACTTATTTCTTAGGTTAGATATTGTCCAATCGCTTCTAAAATACCCCGCATATTCCGAATCCTTGTAGTCAAACGCATTGGAATACTGCATCACGAGCCTTGCCGGATCAAGATATTCTATTCTCCATGTAGATGTCGGTGCATGAAAGTAATCTCTTACTGCACCATAACCTAAGACTACGAGGTCATCAATAACTTTCTTACGAATAGTGCCATC